TAGTCGTATAGAAAAAAAGCCCCCAGTACCCCTAGAGAGCCTATATTTAAGGGGTTTAAGGCTAAACGTATATAGCGCTATATTTTAGGGTTTTCTAACTTATGGCGTAATCTATGACAGTTTTGACATAATATACGTAAATTATGTAATTTATTATTACCGCCCTTAGATACCGGCACTATATGGTCTATTTCAAGTCTATTAGAGGGGGTACCCTTAGTTTTACATCTAAAGCAGTAACCGTACTGTTTACGCAGGTATTCTCTGTTACGCCTATATTCCGGGTCGTTATAATGCGGTTTAGGTTTATTTCTTTTAGGCTTATGATTAGCACAATGGCTAGGGCTATCTTTACTAGGTATAAATAAAGCTCTACATACTAAGCAAGGTCTACTAGGTTTGTTCATTTACTTTATAATATACGCGTCCTAACCCCGCGTAAAACATATAAGCCGTATGTACTTCTAATACTTTTTTATTTTGCTTTGCTATTAACTTAGTATGGTTAATAAGATTTTTTAAATTAAAATCATCTAAGGTATTTATATTATAGAACTTACTAACGTAATCTAATCTTTTAAACTTTTTATGGCCTAACTCCCCGTATGTAACTATTAAACCTTTATTAGCTAATTTAGTAGCTAGGTATACGTTTTCCGCTGCGCTACCGTATGGATCAAGGTCTATTAAGTCAAAAGTTACTTTATCTAAGTAAAGTTGACATAATAAATCAAAAGCGTTTAAGTTATAGTTAGTTTTATAATCTGTATTTATATCGTTAGTAATTAAATTATCTACTTTATTTTCATAATAACTTTTACTACCCGCGTAAACATCTAAAACGCTTTTAGGTTTTAAATAATCTAAATACTTTTTATTAGCTAGATACTTATTTAATTGGTGCTTTTCGTTATACGTACCCTCTTTAAGTTTTAAGCGTTTAATTTTTAATTGCACGCTAGTAATACTTCTATTAAGTTCTTTAGCTATTGTGCTTTGCTTTACATTATTATTTAATAAAGTATTTAACTTATCTATTTCCTCTTTAGACCAACGTTTATTGCTCATTTTTCTTTTTTTCCGCTAACCACTTTTTTAAGTTAGCTAACGTACACTTCTTACACCACGAGGTTTTACCTCCTATACCTGCTTTACGGTTACTAAAATTATCTGCTAACTTTCTTTTTTTACATTTAGTACACTTTTTACTCTCTAAGGTGCCGTAATGGTCAAATATAGGCATAGATTGACTAGCTTTATCTCTATCTAATAGTTTGTCTACCCGCTTTTTATCTTTAGTATTCATATAACAGCTAACGCAGATATGGTTAAACCCGCCCCAGTTAGCACTATCTTTGCTATAACCTTTAACAAATCTATGACATCTAAGGCAACGTTTTTTAGTTAGCTTACCCTCTTTATTAAACGTAGGGTCTATTACGTCTATAGTTTTAAACGTATTAACCATATAAGCTTTTAAATTATCTTTATTTCTAATACGGCGCCTTACTCTTTCCGGTAAACCATATAGGCCATACTCTAAGTCGTCGTCTAATGCCTTAGTTAAACATTTTATATTTACCGGACACTCCCGGCATATTAGATTAGTAGCCCATAAATCCTGATCAGTGTATTTTTCACGGCTAGGGTTTATAAATATATTTGTGTCTAAATCTTTGCACGCAGCCCTGTTAAGCCATTCCATATGCTAACTTTAGTCAGTTATTTATAAATTATTATCTAAATCTTTTAATTTATGTAAATCTTTTTTACCTTTAGCGCTTAAATCAAAATCTAGGTCATCTAGCATAATGTTATTAAATAAACTTATTTCTTCGTATACCGCTTTAAATAATACCCCTAAGCTTTGCTCATCTACAATAGCGCTTTCATAATTAAGGCTTACTTTATTAAACTTTGATATTTCTACACTAAAAGCGTCATCGCTAAAATATCTAACTACGAATTTAGTAAAGGCGTCATTAGGTAATATTACGCTAAAGTTTACCCCGCCTTTATGTCCTAAGCCCGAGCTATGTACTTCTATAGGCGTTAATTCTGTTATGTACGCGTCTAAACCGCTTACGTTCTTAATTATGTTATTTACTTTATTAAAACCTTTACCGTTCATAAATTTTATTATACACTAAAAAAAAACCCGGCTAATTAAACCGGGTCTTTTTAATCTTTTTCAATTAAATCTTATTTAGATTAGGCAGGTAGTACCTTTAGTTTTCGAGGGTTTCGCTCTTCATTTTTACTACCTATTAGGTTTACCCCTAAATAAAGTTTCAATGCTCAAGACAATACACGTTTTAAAAAGAAAGTCGAGTTCATTTTAAATTAATTCGGCGGTCTTTAAATTTATAATTAAAGCAAAATGTTTTTCTAAGTAACCTACTACTTTAGGTATCTCATTATTATTTTTAAAGTAAGTAGTTTTAGCTAGCTTTTTAGTTTTCCAATAATAATTATAGTTAATACTATCTAAATAATTTATGTCCCATACGTATAAATACTCATTGTAATTTACAACGTAATAAAATCTACGTCCGGTATTTAATGAATGTTCTATGTTACGTTCGTATTTAAAGCGTTCAATTATGTGTTTATCATAATCTTGATAACGTATCTTTATTTCAACAATATTGTCAAAGTTTTCGGCGTCGTAATGTTCGTACTGATCAGCGGTTTTTATAAAGTTACCGCCCCTAAATTCTATACGGTTAAGTAATTCTACAATCTGCGCCTCGCTTAAATCCAACATTTTAACCCCATTGATTAGCCATTGCTTTGGCTATACCTTTAAAAGTTTTACTTCTTATTTTGGCTCGTTCTTCTACGGGCAACTTAAATGTTTCATAATGTAATTTATTATAATTTTTCTTACCCATTTTAAAATATTGAGGCTCGACTATATTTGTAGGCTCTAGCAACGGTAAATTTTTTAACCATAAGCAAGTTGACTTTGCCGTGTCGTGTCCATATTGATACGGTTGAATTATTTGGTCGGGTTTCCTTATGTTTGTACTAATAACCCCGATAGGATTTTCTAAAGCTATTTTTTCTATAGGTGCATTTAATAAAACCCGTATAAATTCTAGGGCGTCTTTACGTAATTCTCGTCTATTAGGGTGTAAGGGGTGCGGCCTGCGTTTTTCTGTAGGCAAATGACTATCTTCGGGGTGGTAAAACCACCTATTACCCGTAACCGTTAAATAAGTGCAGGGTGGGTGTGCAATCATTAAATCCCAATCTTTATATAAAATATCCATAACATCCCCTTGATAATGTTCTCCCAATTGACTATCGCTAGGTAATATATCACAACTTATGGCGGTATGGCCTTTTTCAATAAACTCATCCCTTACTACCGCTGAATATTCACAAGCTACTAAAACTTTCATTGTTCTAATTCTACTAACTTTAAAAAGGTTTTTGTATCTTTCCAACAATTCTCGCTGCTACTAAATGGTTTCCAATACGGGCTATAGCTATGTAAATCTTCTACTAAGATAGCCGCCGCTTTAATGTTTACGCTAGGTATAAATTGCGCGTATGAGTTATTTATAGGGTAATCCCAATAAGGTAAGTCGCTATTATCTACTACCCACCCGTATGTACGCGGTATAAATTGATATAGCCCGCTATCTTGGTTGTCGTATCTATAAGCATTAGGTTTGCCCCTACTTTCGCACCACATAACTTTAAAAGCTATTTCTAAATTATCTTCATCAAAATTTTCTACTAATAACGTACTATAGGTTAAACACTTACCCGGCAAATCATTAATACAATTATTTAAACTTCGCATTTCGTTTACCGTAGGATCAAGGCCTAAGCTAAAGTTACTAATTAAAGTAGCGTAAAGTAATATACAGGCCTTAATCAAATTTAAAACTTTCTACGGTAGTATAACGTACGCTATCTAAAATTTCGCGGCCGTCCGAGTGCGTAAATTCGCTTTTTCTATTTAACCCGGTATTAAGTAAAAATATAGCGCACTCTTTAGCGTAATCTATGTTCATCTTTTCACTTTCTAACCACATTACTATTTCAGCTTTTACTATTACTTTTTTAAAGGGCGGGTCTTTATATAAATCTTTTTTATTACGTAATTCTTCCATAAAGTTATCTTGCATTATTCTTCCTCCTCTTTATCATTAGGAATTCCACCTGCTAATCCTTTTTTAGGATATTTTTGTGAAATATGTTCAAGTCTTAACAAAAGTTTTTCGTAACTTTTTTCCATTATTCCTCCTCTAAATTGTTATCTAGCTCTACTACCCACGTTAGTAATTGAGTTAGTTCGCCGACTAATATGTTTGTATTAGTTTTACCGCGTATAGTTAAGTCATATAAATCATTAAAATTTAAAAATATTTTATGTCTAAATGACTTACCTTTAGTTTTAAGGTCAAATTGTAAACCCCCGTAACCGTGTTCGTTTTCCTCTATAACTTTTTTATTAGTTATTAATTTACTTATACCTTTAACGCTATCTAATAAATTAGTTACCGATAAAGCACCTTTATTGCTCATTAGCCCACCTTTCTAAATTGTTCTGATCAAGCGCCTTTTTAAAATCTTTAGGTTTACGGGTTTTAGCCCCCTGTATTAGCTCGGTATGACTAGGCAAGCTACGGTGGGTTAAACTACTTTCGCCATAACTTAAAACTATATTTTTAGCTAATATAGGTATTTCATCTACAGTTACGCCCGCGTCAAATAATTGTTTAGCCGTGTTTTCTATTTGCCCCCACATTCTTTGAGTTATTTTTTGTAAGCTACATACTTCGACAATCATATCTTTATATTGTGTTTGTATATCCCGACTATATAGTTCAATAGGTTTAGTTATATTAGGTCTAGTTAGAGTTAAGTTTTCGTTACTACCCGTAGTTTTGTTTTCTTTACTAGGGGTGGTCAAGTTTTCTTTACTACCCTCATTAATTATTAATGTATAGTGATTTCTATCCCAATCGCCTTTAGTATTTCTACGTTTTGTAATCTTTAATACGCCTTTACTTTCTAAACCCTTAATTGCGCTTATAGTAGCCGTTTTACTACGACCTAAATCTTTAGCTATAGTATTTAAACTAGGCCAACATTCCTTAGTCACATTATCAGCGTATTTACCTAAAACTACAAAAGCTGCAAGCTCGGTAGGTTTAACTAAATCGGCTACCCAATGCGGTACTATTGTAAAAGTGGGTATGTCGTAATTTACTCTTATTTTTTCAGTCATTAATGCTCCTATGCTTTATAGCGTCTTTTATATTTTTATAATTATTTTCTTTTAGATAATCTTTCAAACCGTTTTCGTATTTCGGCTGATCAAGGCGTGGTCTATCTAGTAACTCGTCGCTATACATATCTTTAGTTAGTTGTAATAGTTTAGGCCACTCTAAAAAAGTATTACCGTTATTAAATAAAAGCTTTAGGGCTTTAGATAAACTATTGCTACTAAAACCCTTAAAGTCTTCATATAACGAATTTAAACTATCGTTAGTAAGGTTTAAATTAGGCCAACGTATGTTAGCCCAATTTAAGTTGCTAGCAAATTCGTTTTTAGTCATTAAAACGGTGCTACCGTTATGTCTACGATTTCTTCCTCATCTTTTATTTGAGGCTCATCTATTAAATCAGTAGTACTTTCTTTTTCGTTATTAGATAAAAATTGTCTTTCTAAATTAGAAAATTCGTCGGCCTCCCAACTAGCCCACGCCATTTGCTTATTATATTTTTTACTAAAGTTACCGCTAGTACAATCTTCATTTTTACAACGCCATAAGGGTTGCATACCGGAGGCGGTTTCGCGGTTATCCCAAACAAAACTACTGCATCCCGGACACTTAGGCTCAAAAACCGCACCATTACCCGCGCTACTAGGTTTACTAGCCGTAATAACCTGATCAGCGCCCTCTAATAGCCATTCATTAAAAAAGGTAGCTACTGCTACTACTTCTTCCGCGTAACCTAAGCTATCGCATTCGCTAGGGCTTTTAGCATTTACTAAACGGGTAGCAGCTTTTAAGCTAACCTGTTTCATAATTAGTCTTTCTTTATTTTCCACTTTTTTACCTCTTTCTTTTCGTAATTAGTGTTTAACTTATCTAGTACTTTCCAAATAAGCTCGTCTATCTTAATCTCTAGGTATGTTAAAAAATTATAACTAAAGACTAAAAAAACTTTTTTAATCCTCAAATAAATCTTCATCTTTTATCCAATCTGGAAAGTCTATTTCTTCTTCATTTTCTTCACTAAAAAAAATAATACCCGCTATAGAAAAAGCTATAGCTATTAATAAAGACCATTTACCTAATATGCTCATACTTTCTAACATTACTTAACCCCTTTCAGTACAGCCACAATCACATTTATTTACTAAGTAACTTTCTAATGGATATTCTTTACCACCTTTAACCCAGCTTTTTAATGCGTTTATATATTGTTCTTGATCACTCATTACTTAACCTCTTTCATTTCTTTAATATCTAATATGGTTTTACCCCACCATAAATACTCGCTATATGTTTCACAACTACTTATGAAATCAAAATCTTTAACTTTATCAAATGCGCCTATTAATTCTTTTATATCTTTATTAAGCATTATGTAACGCCCCGCAATAATCTAAGATAGTTTTACAATCTACGCAATCTGGACTATAAACATCTTTGCGAATACCAAAAGGGTTAGCCTTAATAAAAGCTTTTTTAGTTCCTTTTTGTGTATTTATACTTGCGTGAAAAACTTTATCACTTACTTTTTCTACGTCTTTAGTAGTTACTACTACGGGTTTAGTAAGTTGTACTAAACCGCTACTTGCTACCGTATGAGTAAGTATTAAGTCACTACCTTTATCTACTGCGCTATAGGTACGACCCTCTATAGCTAGGGTATCTTTACTAGTTACTTTATATAATTTCATTTTTACCTCCTAAGTAATACTGACAATTATATACTAAATTTTTTTAAATAAAAGCTTATTCATACGTTTACGGGTAAATTCCTTTAAATATAAAGGTTACGCCTGTTACTCGCAGACCTACAATTTAAAAGCTAGAGAACGTAAATTTGCCCTATGTTGAGAAAAGAAAAAAGCCGAATATTGCTATCCGGCTTTTAATCGGGCTGCGATAATTACTTAGGGGTAATATCACACTTTTTTTTAATTTTAACCTATCTTAGTTTTTAAGACCAAGTTTGTTTAGGTTTATACTGCTCTAGCGCGTGCTGAATAACTGTGATAAATGAACTTAGAAAAGCCACTCCTAAAAGTTCAAATAAGTCCGCGTCAATTATTCCGGTACTATTTGCTAAGTATAAAGAAATAGCACTTTGTAAACCGGTGCGAAAAGCTTTAGATAACATAAAGCCCCAATAACTTTTCCAATTTTTACTCGATTTCGTATTTGACATTTTTTTCCTTTCGTTTTATAACCTTAGCATTTTTAAACTCCATAATTTTAGCGTAGGTATTACTTCCGACAATACCGTCTTCTACTAAACCTGCTTTTTTTTGAAATATTAAAACACTAGCTTGCGTTAAGTTTCCAAAATCGCCGTCGGCTACTAACTTAGCATTTATAACCTCGTTTAAAAGTTGTTGTATATATGCTACGCCCGTACCTTTATCGCCCTTACGTAAAGGTTTAGTAGATAAACCTAACTTAATATATTCGCGCTGATCAAAGTTTTCTCTAATTATTCCTTTACTTAGTTCTTCCGGTGTTACAAATATTTCAAAGTGCATAGGGTCTTTGTAACTGTTATAGTTACCGCCCCACCTAAAAATAGGTAAACCGTCTTGCGTTTTAATATTTAATATTTTATTAATCGTGCTATCTTGAAAATTCGTTTTAATACTTCCGTCCCTAGTAACCGGGTTAAGCTGCCAATTAATATCTACGGCTAAACCATAGGCGTGGCAACTATATCTATCGCTACCCGCTATTTTCCTATAATTAAAACCGCCCGTAGTTTTTTTTTGCGTTATATATTCGTCGTCTTTTAAACACATATTTAACAATGTAAAGGCAGGTAAAACTTCTTTATTTATACGCGCCCTACCCGTACCGTTAAAATTCATTATTATTAAATCTTCTTGGTTGCCTAAAGCGTGTTTCCAATGCTCTAGGTACCACTTACTACTTCCGCGTCTAGTACTCATAATATTTCTATATCACTCCACTTTCTTAAATCTTCATTACTATGTAAAACTAAGGTAGTTATGCCGGGTAAACTTTTATCCCCGCCACCTTCCTCGAACCATTGGCTACCGTCATCTATGGTCGTAGTTCCTAAAAGTAAACGTTCGTTTTCTTTGCTCCAATGGTGGTGGTAATGTCCTACTAATAAAACATTAGTAGCGTAAAAACCGCCTTTACTTTGCTTACTAGCCATTTTATTAAACCAATTCTCTACACGGGCGGCCGGTGTCGTTCCACGTTTAGCTTGGTGGCCGTGTGCTAGCGTTAGTACGGTACCCGGTAAAACTTCTACGCTATACGCTAGGCTATTACCCGGTATAGTAAATTTAACGTGCTTTTTACTAGGATCAGCTGCTAAAACCTGCGCTACCTCATCAAATAACTCACCGTCTTTATTATCCCCGAAAGTTGTATATGCTTTAGTACCTATTCTTTTTTCACCGTGATTTCCTAAAGCGCATAGCCCTAATACTTCGTTAAAGTCTTTACTAAATCTATTAAAGGCGTCTAATAACATCTGCCGGGCTAGTGTTTTTTGCTGACGTTCATCGAGCACGGTCGTAAAAGTTTGCATCGAGTAGTGGCCACTGCACGACTCGACTAAATCGCCTAATCCCGCAATAATTAACTTATCTAGGTCTTTATGTTTACGTTTAAGAAACTTTATTTGTTCGGCTATACGATTAAGGCCGTCATAATATCTATCTAACATATTTTCCGTACCCTCTTTGCCGACTTGCCAATCCGACATACATATTACAAAAGCTTTTTTATTTTTACTTTTGCGCTGATCAGCGGGCTTTTTACGTTTAGCGTTACTAACTAGCTTTTTTAAATCTTTATCTTCGTAACCCATATCTTTACGCGCGTATAGGTTAGCCTTAAAATAATAAAGGTTTTGTATACCCTCTTTACCCCAACCCTGCCAAGTACGAAAGTTAACAGGCTCATCTTCACGTACGTAAAAGTTTTTACTAGCGCCCTCGCCTAGCCAAAAATCTATCCATTCGTTCCAATTAGGGCTGCCTTGCGGTATAGCTTTAGTAGTTATACTACCTTTACCGCTTTTCATTTCTACTCCGGGCATCCAGTCCGGGCTAGCTTTAGGGGTTTTACCGTTAGTAGTAGGTACGTCTTCTCTATTTTTTATATAATCGTCGAAGTTCATAGCTCGCAACTATTTTCTTTAGCAATACGTGCAATTATTTTTCGTAAACCCTCTTTACTTACCATAGTAAAACCTAAAACCTCGACGCAGTATTCTGTAATAGCTAAATAATTATATTTATAACCAAATTCTTGGCCTTTTTTATCTAATGCTTGCTTTATTAGTTTTAAAATAATTTTTGTTTCATTAGGGTATTTTTGCTCGAATTTTCGAGGGTGTGATTTCATTTTAGTAGTAATAAACGTATCTAGGTCTATTTGTGTCATAGTTAGCCCCTTTATTCTGTTAAGGCTATTATATCCGTTTTATACGACATTTAAAGTTTTAGGTATTAAATAAAGTCGTCTTCTTCTAAATCTATCCACTTATAAGATTTGTTATAATAGTTACGGTTTTGCCAATCGTTAAGGCTTATTCTTTTAATAAAATTACTAGTTTCTTTTAAAAAATAACCTAATAAAAAACCTATTAAATAATCCATAATATAATTTTAATGTCCGTGACTATTTGCCTCTATATAAGCTAATCTAGTTTTTAAATCGTTAAGCTCCCACATACTATTAGTAACGGTTTGCACTTGTGTTTCTACCCTTGTCATTGAGTCATTAAGGTCTTGATACTCCCACTTTTCTAGTAAGTAATATCTATCTAAATCAAAACCACCGTCCCGAACTGTTTGCTCTAAGTTATATAAATTAGCCTGTAGCGTAGCCATTTCTTCATTAAATCTTCCTACATTTTGTGCAGCGATTTCTAAGTCTTGAATTTTTTCATAAAGTACTGCTATGTCGTTTTGAACGTATGTGCTTTCTTTTAATGTATTAAATTCGTATTCGATATTATTCATACGGTCATCTATACCCTGTAAAGTATTAACAATATCTGCTGCGGTACTAAGCCCGGTACCTATAGTACCCATTAAAGCAATCGCCGTAGCTATTAGACCTATGTTATCTTTTATTTTAGTTAACATTAGCCACCGAGCTTGATCAAGATTTCTGTTATAGCAGAATTTAATTCACGTTCTCTTAATGCTAAAGCTACTATATTTTCCTCTAGTTTTTGTATTTGTATTTCCGATACTGCGACTAATTGTTGTAAATCGTTAACGGTTTTAAATAACCAACCTACTAAAGCTGCTAAACCGCCTTGAAGTATTTGTGAAAGGTTTACTTGTGCTTTCATTACATTATCACGTTAAGTAGTGTAGCTATAGATATACCGGCAATAATCCACCCGTAAATTTCTGCGCGGGTAGGCCTTGTATTTATATCTTTAGCTAATTCATCTAACTTAGCAAATATTTTTTCTAAATCTAACATAATTTTAGAAGTTATTTCCTTTTGGGTATAATTATTCTCGCTCATAATCTAAGTAAGATTTTAGCAGTACCCGGTACTCCCTTTTAGCGTATGATATAGTACGCCCGTCATAAATGTCGTGATGTAACTTACATAACATAGCTACATTATTTATATCATATTTACGGGTAGGGTTACCGCCCATACCTATATCTTTTAAATGCGCTAGCTCTAATTTTTGGTCGTAATTAATACATTCCGGCCATTCGCAACGGTTATTAGCACGTTCTAATGCTACTAAGCGCATTTCTTGAAGTTTAGTCACTTAAATTTCTTTTTAGTCCATATTTTATTGGCGTAGTGATTAATAGCATACCTACCAAAACTGCTTTGCTCTTGTAAGTAGTAAGCCCCGTCCTCAAAAAAATCACTTACCATTTCCCAATTATCTCTTTTAAATGGTATTACTTGCGCTAAAGGGGTACCGTGTTTAATTATGCCTTTATGCTTTTTGGAAACCCAAACGGGTAAAGCAAAAGCTGAAATATTATTGTCGGTATCTACTACCCCTGCTACTGCTTTAAAGGGTAATTTATTAAAACCTAACGGACTAATTATTAAAGATGAATAACCTTTAGGCGTAATAGGAATACGTCTATAAGTATATTTAGCTACTTGCGGGTAATAACCGTAAGGGGTATCTATTTTAGAGGTGTGTTCGGCGTGAGGCTCCATAATAGTTTCTTGAGTTTTCCAGCTTAAATCCCAATTATCGTTCTTATGTTTTAAAACTATATCGTATTGAGTTTCAATAATATATCCTAAAGTTAAAGCGTCTAACATAGGTACGCACTTTTTATACGTACTATTAGTCAAATTAGCAGCAACTTCTATTTCATCTACTTTTTTAATATCCCCGTAAATGTTTATGTCTTTAAACCAATTAGGCAATTTTTTACTTGCCGGTATAGGCATACGATCTAATGTTTCGTATTTTTTTTGGACTGCTTTAAATGTAATTTTTTTCATAAAACCATATTAGCTTTATAAAGGTTTTTTTTATTCTACTTTTTCAAATATTTCAGTAACAGTATTCCACCTATATAAATCCCATTGTACTTCTTCTTCGTTCCACAAATAATTTTCTGTTTCTTCGTCGTAAGAAGTAGGTTTATCTATTGGTGGTTTCCAATTACCTAAGTTTCCAATAGTTTCGTCGTAAATCCAACTTTCATAAGGTTTAGGCGGTGTAAAAATATTTTCAGTAGGTTTATAAATACTTCCTATTCCTGCATAGTTTCCTCTAAATTTTTTACTTTGATCAGCGTCTTCTTCGCCTGTTGTATTATCTAAATAAACATCATCGTAAGTATTAAAAGAAGTACGTTTACAAGTTAAACCCTCTCTTTTAGTTTCGTAATATTCTTCCCAATTACTAAAACCGTCAGGCGTAGCCTCATCTTCATTTTTACCCGTGATAACTTCGACGACTATATTTTCTTCGTTTATAAATGCAAAATGTGCCATATTAAGCCCCGAACTGTACTGTATCAGTACCGGCAGTAAATTGAATAATTTTTTGGTGAAGTACATAATCTAAAGTTTCGGTAAATGTTAACCCGCTAGCGTTATTACAATTCCAATCTAAAGGAACTCTAACTATAACCGTACCACTACCACCTGCACCAGAATTAGCAGACGTATTAGCTTGTCCACCACCGCCACCGCCACCGGTGTTTGCAACCCCACTATAAGAATTACCTGAGCCCGTACCTGCTCTAGCATTACCTCCACCATAACCATTATTACCATTAGCTTGATTAGAAGTAGTATCATTATTTGAGCCCGAGCCACCACCACCACGACCGACTGATGTTCCTGTAATTGATGAATTTAAACCATTACCACCGGGTATAGCACCACCTGAACAACTACAACGTGTACCCGCGGCGCTTGCGCCACCACCACCACCACCTGCTTGGTAGTGATTAGGACAAGTATTCGGGCCGTGAAGTCCGTGTCCACCGATACTACCTTGATCAGTAGTTCCAGATGCTCGACCGTGATAACCTGTTCCACCACCACCTGAGCCACCTGAAGTTGGCCCGCCGTTAGTTGCACTTGATCCTCGACCGCCTCCTACAGAAGTAACTGCTCCTAAGACGCTATCGTTTCCTGCATTTCCGGGTGAATGATTAGTTGTAGCTGCTCCACCTGCACCTACAGTAATTAAAAAATCTGTGTTAGGGGTTATTGTCATTGGTGTTTCAGTTGATGAATTAGCACCGCTATCTTCACTAGCGTACGAATTTCTATATCCTCCTGCACCACCACCGGCACCGGCTGCTAGGGAAAAACCACATCCACCACTTCCGCCTCCTGCAATAACCAAATATTGAACGGGGTATTCGGATAAAGACCAACCGTTGTCGGCTTGTAAATCTATAATATCGTTTACTTGAAAAACCCCTGAATTTTTAGCCGTATTTTGCGTAGGTACCGCACCCGTATAACCATATTCTGACATAATTTACCTCTAGGTTGTAATTTCTAAAACTGATAAATAGGCCTCTAAATCGCCGGAAGACGCAACGCCCTGTATTTTAATTACTTCGCTTTGCTCTAATACGATTTTCGAGTTACCCATTAACTCCAATGAACTATCCGCAGGTACTAGCATAGTGTGAGCTATTTCTGCTTTTTTAGTTGATCCGCCGGTTTCATAAATTGTAACCGTAACGCTATCATCATTAGTTCCGTCAATATTAGTAACTCTTAAAGACAAACCTATTGCCACCGCTCCGGAACTAGCCGGTGCAGTATATAATGTTTGTTCGGAGTTCGTAAGGGCTATATCAGCCGTTTTGAATGTTTCCGCCATTTTATATTATTCCTTTCTTATGATAAAGCTATTACTAAACCTAAACTAACGCCACCGCCACCTGCACTAAGTACACCACCGGTCGCCGTAATTGTAGTTCCGTCGGCCATAGCCGTTGCTAAATCAGCAATACTTTCTTTTTTAGATGAGTTATCGTCGGCGTCTACTATAGCAATACTATCGTTAGCGACATTTACAGTCGCAGCGCTTAATTCGTTTAAATCTAAAGCTAAAGATACAGCCCCGCTAACGCCACCACCACTAAGACCATTGCCTGCCGTGACGCCCGTAATATCTCCGTCGCCTACAAAGTTATTCCACGCACTTGAAAAATAAAATTGAAGTGTTTGTGTATCAAGTAGGAAACAAGCTTGCCCGTTTTCCGGACTAGTAATACCACTGTTACGCGCGCTAGTATCTGCAAAAACGCTTATACTTTGCTCCATCAAATAATTATTTACGTCGGCTGCTGTTAGTACCTCACCGGTACTAAATGTTTTAAATCCACTAGGCATATTTTTATTTTATTTCCTTTTCTTACTGATCAGCGCAATATGACATTAATAACCAAGTTTATCCGTATCTAAAATACCAAATAAAGTGTTATCTAATCTCATAAAAGCTTGCTGATCAGCTTTGCTTAATTTATAATTTACTTTAAAAGTATCGGGCGTAACGCTATAAGTAATACTATCTAGTATTTCTAAGCTAACTATTTGGCTAGGGCTACCACTACCGGGTGGACTTAGCTCTACATTTACTATATCCCCTACCTCGCTACCTAAAATACTATTTTGGCTACTAGTTCCAATATCTTTTAAATTAACTTCTAAATTATCAAACCTTAATAAAGCGTCTTTAAACTTACCTAATAAAAATAAAGCAGCATCGCTTACTTCGGCGTCATTGTTATTTAATAAACCGCTACGGGTTAAAGTACGTATAAGGTATTTAAGTTGGCTCCCGGTATCTTCTTTAGTTTGCGTAGTACCGCCCGTACGGGTTAAGTTAATAACGTTATAAATTTCATTGTCGTCGTTTATGTAATCTACGCTGTTATAAGGTATGTCGCTACCGTCATCGCTAAATGTCATAGACGCGCTACTAGGAAAAGTCGTATGACGGTTTTTAAATGTTAACTTACCGCTTTTAGACATAAATAAAAGTCCGTTTTCGCTGCGCTCTATTGTTTGTAAAATACTTAACGTATTATCGGTTATATTACTTAAAGCTTGCATTGTCGAAACGCCGGTTTCAATATCTCTATTTGCAGTGCTAAATTTTACCGTATCACTATTTAAAATATTATTTATTAACGTACCACTATCGCTACTAGAAAAACTTTGACTTTGTAACTCGGTATTATTAATTTTCATAAAAGCGTCAAAACCTGTAAAGGTAGCAAAAGAGTTATTAGTGTCCGGGTAACTTAAATTTATATCTGCTACAAAACCAACAAATAAATCTTCATAATTGCTGCCGCCGTCCGTAGTAGCGTCTACGTGCATAACTATAAATGGCTCTATACCGGGATAATACGGACTACTAGTGTTCGTGTTTTCATATTTACGTTCATTATTTAATAATTTAATGGCGCAGTTACCCGTAAAAAAACTATCTAAATCTTTAGACCTACCACGACTTATAGCTACGTTTTGAACATCGGAGGTTACATCAGTTAAAGTAACGGCACCACCTAATTGCCCGGTATCTAAAATACCTCTTACTAAATCGTCTAAAGTAAAAGTATTAGCCGTAAAACCTAAACGAACGCGTATAGTAGGTTGCGCCATTAGACAATCCTTAAATTACGCCTGTTATATTTTTCTATTTGTTCGACTATTATACGGCCTACTTCTGCCCCGTCGGTACCTAAGCCGGCGTTTACGGTTAAATTAATAGTAGGTTGTTGGCCTAAACCCCCGCCAACTCTCGAGGGTAACGGTATTACTGCCTCCGTACCCGCCTCGCCAATCATAGCGAGCGTAGGTTTGGTTACAATACCACCTTCGGCCAATTGAGGGATATTAGGTAAATCTGGTGGATCAATGTCTATTCCGAAAAAACTAAAACCTAAACCACTATTTAAGTCATTTATGAAACCATTAATTTTATTTATAACTTTATTAAATACGAACTTAACGCCCTCCATAACTACGCCCGCACTAGTTTTTAAAACCGTACTAATAGTTTCAGTAAAGTTTTTTCCAAATTCTTTTAATTTAGGAACTAAAAAGTCTTTAGTTTTACTAAGGGCATTAAGAAAAACATCTTTTAAGGTACCAAATAAGTTCCAATTATTTTTAAAGAAACTTAGTAAACCTTTAAATATATCTTTAAGGCTATCTACGGCGCCTGATACGTCGCCGGTAAATAATGCTTTAAGAAAATCTACTACCCCTTTAAATACTGTTTTTAAGTTTTCAAACTGTAGTTTAACGAAATCTAATCCTTTATTAAATGCACCTACGAAACCGTCGCTTTTAAAAAAGTTAATAAAGTTACTAAATAAGTTTTTTAAAAACGAAATACTATTATCTACAAAATTTCTAAACACTTCAACATTGTCGTAAGCGAACCTAAAACCTCCGGCAAGGGCTGCTATAGCACCTATTATGAGCGTAACCGGGCTAAATAGAGCTGCAAAAGCACTAGCTATAGAAAGTACGCTAGCTAGTAATATACCGCCTATAACGACCGCTAACGACGTAAACGCTACTTTAGGGTTAGCTTTAAAAAATGCTTGTATTTTATCTACTACAGGCGCTAAACGTTCCTGCAAACTTTTAAAAGCGTCTTTTAATTTACTTATAGTATTGACGACCTGATCAGAGGAAAAAAAGCTTTTAACATTTTTAACGAAGTTTTCTAAACCCGGCCTTATTTCATCAAATCTTTTTTTAATATTATCTATAGCGTCTATAAGTATCGGCGCTAATTTTTGTCCGATTTCTATTTGTAATACTTGAAAACTAGCTTTTAGTTTTTCTAAAACCAATCCTATACCCTGCGAACCTTGTTCAAAAGCAGCGTCGGTTGCTCCTACTGCATTAGCAGCATTTACTATTTCGCTAGCAAATTTTTCGCTACCTTTACCCGTAAGAGTTTGAATAGCACCTAGAGCCTCTACCGACCCTACGTATTCTGCTAAAGGCTTACCATTTAACTCGGCACCCTTTTTAATAATGTCAAAACCCTCTTTTAAGTCGCCACCGCTAGCTATAAATTCCTCAAAACTTTGCCCGGTTAATTCTGTAAATAACTTAGATATTTTACTAGTAGGTTTAGCAAGCTCTGACAATGCAGCTCTAATCTGCGTCATAGCAACACTAGTAGGAGTACCCGATGCGGTTAAGGTTGCTACCGCAGCCGTTACGTTACCAAATTCTATACCCATAGACGCTGCAATAGGTGCGACGTTGAACATAGCTTTAGATAGTTCCTCTACGGTAGTTTTACCACCCTTTACGGCGGTAAATATAATATCGGACGCTTGCCCTACGCTAATTACATCACTACCAAAAGCGTTTACTACGGTAGTTAAACCGTCAACGGCTATACCTAGTTCGGTAGCTCCACCTACGGCTAATTTATTAGCGGTTTCTAAAAAATCAAAAACATTGCCCGGAGGTACTCCTGCGGATAATGAGTCATATAAAGCCGGGATAATATCTTCGGGTAATCTACCTATTTCTTTAGATAGCTTTAAAACATCTGCATTAATATTGTCAAAAGCTTCTTGCGTAGTACCCGGTAAAAGAGTAAAAACCTCATTCATACCGGTTTCAAAATCTCTAAAAGCTCTTAAAGATTGCCCGGCTGCTGCACCCGCAGCTATACCTATACCGGCTACGGCTTTATTAATTGTATCGCCGGTCTTTTTCATATCGGCTGACAAGTCGCCGAACTTTTTACCTACTTTACCTATGTTGCCTAAAAACTTTTTAGTATCTGCTAAAAACTCAAACCTTAACGTTTTAGTATTTTGCCCTGCCATTATTTATTTTCCTTAATTGCTTTTTTTACAGTATCAAACATTCGTTCACTATAATCTTCCGTTATAACCGGTACTGCTTTAGCTATAGTAGGCTCGGCAACGTAACCGTGTACCCTAGCCCCCTCTGGAAATACGCCTGTACTTCGCCACTTATTACCTATCCACCTTTTATAAACTTTACGCCTTAATTCGTTTACGGGTAAGAAAACCCCACGAAAGTTTTTATCCATATTTAAAGTATTACCTTGCTTATTAGTAAAGAAGTTTACGTATTGGTATTCACGGCCAAATTCTATAGACCTAACGAACTTATTAGTTTTACGTATATCTAAAAAAGCGGTGCGATCAGTTCCACCACCTACGTAACCTTTAGCACCTTTAGTTCTTTTAGGTACCGGCTTACCGTTTACGCTTTGCTTTAAAGCCTCTATACGCGTACGGTTTTCTACTTGCTTTGAAATATCTTTATGTAAAACGCGTAAAGCTTTTCTAACTTCTTTACCTTGCTCTAAATCACGTAAACCACGTACGGTATCGTTTAAGCCCTCTACGGCTATACCCGTTCCACTTGTAGTTTTAAAAATACCTTTAGCCATTGTTATAATCTTCCGCTCGTTTATTTAAAGCTCTTTGTAACGCTAAAAACATTGGTAGCGGTAATTCCGCTACGCCCATAGGATCAAGCCCGGCAGCTAAACTAACTTCGGCTATTAGGTCTAAATAATAGCCGCCGGTTACTCCGGGTCTTCGCCACCTAAACCGTCTATCGTAGCTACGGTACTTAGCCATTTATCAAAGTCATCTGTAACGCCGGTACGCTTACTAGCGTTCCAACATAAATACATTAACTCCTCAAAACTAAGTTTTTCTAAATCGCTAGCCGGTCTTTGACCGAACTTACGTTCTAGCGCTACGAAATCTATAGGCCTTAACGTTACTTCTTTTTTAGTACCGTCTTCAATTACAAGTGTGAGTTGGTGTAACCCTTGCAAACTTGACATACTAAGAAGTAGCTCTAGTAATTGTTCCGCTAGTTGGAAAACTTACGGAAAAACTTGCTAGTTCACCTACGCCGTTAGCTACGGGTTGGTGGTTATTAACTAATACTGAACCACTATATTTAGGGTTAGTAGCAGCTACTGCTCCACTATCTGCTTTTATTTCAAAAGTAGTAACAGTTCCTAAAAGCGGCCATAGTGTTGCATCCACTTCGCTTGCAGCGAAATCTTGTTGGAAATCAATACTAAGGGTACCGTCTTTAAGTCCACCTAATCTACTTTTAAAAGTTTGCCCGAACGCTGTTTCTTCAACTTCGTCGGCCGTAATATCTAATGTAACGCTTGATACGTGGTCACTTAAGTCCACGCTATTAATTGTTACGCTAGCGTTATTTAATACAAACTTTGCCAATTTAACTCCTTTACTTAATAATTAAATTTTAAGTCGCGCTGATCAGCGCGGGCGTAATATGACATTAAAAAAGCCGGGCGGATAAAACCCGGCTTTTTAACGTACGTAATTAACTAGGGAGTTAAGTTACGTCTTTTAAACACGCTTTAAGAAATTTAACATTATCAAAATTAGCATTATCTTCTTCAAATCTTAAAGCTAAATTGCACATTAATTTATCTAATGTAAAAAGAGCACTTTGTTGCCCCTCTTGTAACTTAACCATTTCGTTTATTTCTTTGGCTACTAATTCATAATATTTTCTACTTAACGCCATTATTTACCTCCCTAATAGGTTATTGTTTTTGATTTCTAATAAAGCTATTCTAACTTTTACGGTATTAACGTCGGTAGTATCTACCTTAGCTAATTCGCAAGCGGTTAATATAGTATTAGTTTTTATTTCGTCTAAGTTAGCTAATACGCTAGTAAATTTTACTATGTAGTTAACTAGTTTTCTTTCTTTAGCATTTAAGCTCATTTTTTACTCCCTAAGTAATTTATATAACCAGTATAAGCCGTAAAATATAAATAAGTCTTTTAAAATAAGGGTTTTTTAGAAAAATTATATATATTTAGTAGGTAGGCGTACTTGCTTAACTATGAATTTTAAGGGCGTCAGAACGGCTTAAAATAGCCGGTTGACGTGGTTATTCTATACCGAGCGTAGCGTGAATACTAAAACTAGGATTAGTACCGCTAACGGTGTATGAAAGTCTATAATAGTCATCTGCAATTGCCCCGCTAACTTTTTTAATCTCGCTAGCTATAGCTGTTATACCCGTAAAGGTAGCTCTAGTAGTTGCACTAGTAAAGCCCGAGTTATCATCGCTTTCTAATACGAACGTAATAGTAGGGGTACTTGTACCGCTAACGCCGGTACAATGTATAGCCGCGTATATGCTTTCGGTTGCTGCTACGGCGCCTAATTGTATTCCGGTGCTTGATCCTGTAGCGGTAATATCGCTATCTAGGTTAATAGTACCCCTTACAACTTTGTCGGTGCTATTACTTTTACTTACAGTAAACGGCGCAACTTCGCCTATAGCCCCTAGTATTGAGTAACTAAATAATTTAGATTTTAAAAAGTAGGCTGTATTACCTACGCCGGCGTCCGGAACTACTGTGCAAATAATCTCGTTACCTACGTTAGCTCCTAATAAAGCATCGGGTTTTTCAGCTCCGGCCTCATAAAAACCGTCAATGGAAATAGTGCTATCTTTAAGACCGCCTATTCTTTCTCTAAACCCACTACTATTTATAGTAGTAACGTCTTGCTCATCGACCGTTACGTCTAAAGTCACCGCGTTAGTATTACTACTAAAGTCGTAACCTCCTAAAAATAATTTTCCGTCGGTAAATACGTATTTAGCCATTACTTACCACCGCAACCGTTAGGGCAAGCCCCACAACAATTATTTGACATCTTTAACCTCATCTTTTTTATTTCCTTGATCAAGCGCTTTTTTTGCTTTTTTTAAATTTTCTTTTTTACTAATCGCTGCAATATGCCCGGCCTTAGTTAGTGTAATTATTTTATCTAAGTCCTCTATAGTTATAGTGCTACCCGGCTCTTTACCGTCAATTTTTTTTGTTCCTATTATTTTAAATTTAGGCATTAACTTGTTCCTTTAGTATAAACTTCGAGGCTTACGTTCGCACCTATTGCGTCTATACCGTTTAAATTAACGTCCGCTGCGTAATTACTTACGCCCGTTATAGTCGCGTCGGTGTTGTCTAAGCCTAACGTTCTATTATTAAATATAGCCTGCCTTAGTGAACTACTACCCTGCCCTGTTATATATTGGTCGAGTTTATCTTGAGCGGTACGGCTATTACCACGCTCTACGGCTACTAAAATGTCAAAAGTGTACTGATCAGTTCCTCTTTGCATAGCTATATTAAAATTAATATTTACCGGTAAAACTATTGCTACCGGAAAGTTTAAAGCATAATCTGGAACTACGTCGTAAACTCTTAAACCGCTTATGTTATTTTCTAAAGTAGTTTTAATACCGTCCCGGACTTGGTGTAGGGCGGCCATTAAACTACCCCTAAAACGCTAGCCTTACGAAATGGTTGTAATAAACGAGTTACTTCTCTGTTTTGTTGAACGTTTACTACCCCAAAGTCGCCTACGCCTGCTACTCCTAAAGGTGCGTTGCGCATAGCAAAAAGTTCACTAGCTAACATTTTCGTAGCGTATTTTATTGGCTCGGGTGTACTAGCGTAACCCCAATTAGCCGTAATTTCAGCGTAAGGTCTATTACTAGTATTACTTATAGGCCACTCGTAACTACCGTTGCTATTTAATTGAATAATGTAGTAAGGGCTACCCTCTATACCCCCTACAACACCATTTATAGGTAAAAGTTGAAACTCATTACTAGGTACGGTTACTTCATAAGTACCGTCGTCGTCGTCATCATATTTAATAACTAACCCGGTAGCTGTTGAAATATCATCGACTGGTAATCTATAAAAATCATTAGTAAAAAAAACTCGAGCGCTAGTTGATCCGTCAGCGTAAAACTTACGTCCGCAAAACGCGTCTATTTGCCTACTAGCACCATTTATAGCGTTATCTAGTAAGTCGTCGTCCGCAGTATCGCTAGTAGGTATACCTACAAACTCTTTTAAATCGTTTTGGGTTATATACCCGTTAGTAATAGCCATAGGTTATTTACCCTTACGGCCTTTGCCTTTACGACCTTTCATTTTTTTCTTACCGTAGCCAATCCCTTTAGGCATAATTACTTCTTAACTACTTTTTTTTCGGACTTAGGTTTAGCAGCTTTATTTTCAATTTTGCCGCCAAGCGCTTTAATTTCTTTTTTAACTTCTTCAGCACGTTTTGCCTTTCCGTAAATCTCGTAGCCTCTTAATTCTTCTTTAAGGGCTGCTATTTGTTCTTTATTTTTACTCATAAAATCTTTCTAATGGTTTAACGTGTCGGTTGCCCGACACGTATAAACCAATTTTAATTAAAAGGTTGGTGTTATCAACCCTGTTCCGTTAATCATTGTTGTGCCCGCAGGGTATCTACCGCTTGCGAATGCAACATATCCGTAAACTACTAATTTAGTAGTTAATGAACCTGCATTAGTTTCTTCAAACTTTGCAGTAAAGACGTCTTGCTCCATTAAGATATGGTCGTCGGCCTTTACGACTAAGATTATGTCTTCGTCGTTGCCTGATCCAGCATCCGTTTGAATGTTAGCGTCTGTAATTACCGGTACTCCGAGAATGTTACCAACTACGTTTCCGTATTTAGCAGCGTCCCCTACGCCAATGGCGTTATCCGGATTATTTCCGGCCGGTACGATTAATGGCCTGTTTGAGCTATCAAGCCCGGCAGTTAGGAAACCCCAACGTCTCGGGTGCATTATGATTGCGTTAGCAGGTGCAAATCTATTTGCATTAACTTTTTGTAAAGCGTCGGCTAACTTAGGATAAAGTTCAGCGACTGTAGGACTTGCGTCTGTGTAAGTCACTGTATTTATTCCGCCAACGGATTTTATTCCAAGTGGTTGCCCGGAGGAACCTGAACCGTTGATCAGTAAGTTATCTAGCTTTGTATAGTATGCGCCGAGTAGGTCTTGAAAAATAATATTTTCGAGATTGAAACCCGGTTGCCCGCCTCTATCTAATGCTTGTTTTGAAACATCTTGTTGACCGGCAATTGTATCAACATTAACTGTTAATAAAGTGTCGTCCATATTTGTTTCGGAAACTGCTGAGTTTTCAGTTGCCTGTTCAGCTGCAGTAGAGCCGGTTGTAATTCTTGAGATTTCTACTTTGTTTCCAAATGCAGGTAATTCTCTTTTTGGTAACGCGTTATAAACTGCTGCCCCTGCTCTTGCAAGCGGTGCATAGTCGTCAACGAGGTACTGCGGAACTACGAGGCCAGAAAAAGCTCCGGTACCGACATCCCTTTTATGGACATCTTGGTGCTCGGATAATCTTTTTTGTGCGTCATAATTTTGGTTAAATTTAGCGTCATACATATCATTAAAAAATGAATTTTCAGCATCCTTACGATACATATCTGGCTCTTTAACTTCCATTCGTGTTTCGGAAATGTCTTCATCTTTAATCTCTAAAGATTTTCTACTTTCCTCAACTTCTTTTAAGGTAGCGCGCATATCTGCGTCAGCCTTGATTTTTTCGTCTAGTTCTTTTATTTCGGAAACTAAAACATTTGATCGCTCCAACTTTGCGTCGAGTTCTTCGCCTGTTTCCATTTCTTCCATTGCAGTAACTAAAGTATCAAGTTCAACAGCGTTAGCGTCCCTTAATTCAATTAATTTTTTCAATTTAATTCCTTTATGTAATTAATTTGCTTTTACTTATTGCGTTAGGTGGTTTATGAAACCGGCGTAACGTCTTAGAGTAAACCGTCTTTTTTCATCTTAATTTTTAAGATTTCTAATTTCGGGTTACTTTTAGAGCGCTCATTTTCCTCGCTAGGTGTATCTAGCTTAGTAATAATTTCCTCTAAAACTTCGACTGCTTTATCGCTATTTCTACTTTCGACTAGTTCTTTTAAATTCTCGCTTATATCTAGTCCTCTTAAAGTAGCGCCTGCGTAACTATTAGCCGGGTAGGTTACGACGCTTACATCAAATAGTCTTACTTCTTGTACATCTCTTTTTTCGCCACTAAAGTCATCGCGTATAGCTGCGAAAGCAAAAGACATTTCGTTTAAATCTCCACGTTTCATAGCGCTAGCAACTTCAGCGACTTTAGGATTATTAGCGTCTAAATCTGCTTGAACAAATAGTCCGTATTCATCTTCTTCTAGTTTTAAGGTACCGCTGCTACTACGTGCTAAAGGTATACCGTCGTGATTAATTAAAAACCTAACGTCGTCTTGTTCTTGAAGTGTTTTTTTAAATGCGCCGGGTTTAATTGTTTCGGTGTAAGTTCCTTTACTATCTCTTACTCCGTAAGGCTTGTCGAATACACTAGCGTAACCGCTAAAGCTATAAGACAACTCCCCGTCATTATTTTCTCTTATTTCTACATTCGCTAAATTAAAGCTACGGTTTTCTTTTTCTTTATTCACGTTATTAATCCTAACCTTATTATTTAATATATTACTTGTTAATGACATAGCGTCGCCCTTTATGTCATAAAAAAGGTCGCTCTTTTTTTCTTTCTTACTAAAACGTGGGTGGCTTTCCGGAAGTAAATCGTTGTCGCCTACGTATTTAGTATTTTTTGGTCGGTCGTTACGTAGTAAATAACTAAAAGCTTTTAACCTAGCTAAACCCCACGCTTGCCTGCTTACGCCGGGTCTATGCGAACCGCTATAAGCACCAAAACCTCGTCTTACTACTGCTTTAGCAGTAGGTATTCTTAACTTACGCCAACTAGCCATATCTTTAACAATGTCATTATGCTCGGCTACTATTGTTTTTATAGCCTTAGTAGTACTTTCGTTAAAACTAATATTATTACTCTTACCGCTAGCACTACCCTTTTTATTTTTATCGCTACCTTTAATTTGGTCTTTTTTAGGCGCCGGCTCACTAGGTGCGCGCTGATCAAGATTTCTTTCTTCATTATTTATTTGTTCAACTTTACGCTTTGCCCACTCGCCTGCTTGCATTGGATTAGTCCACGGATTACTACCCCATAATAAAAAAGCTACGTCGCTACCGCGCCAAGTTTTAGGGTCGTTAGGGTTACTTTTTTCTCTTTTTAAATCGCTTTGGTGTCTAGCGTGCCACGGAAACATTAACTTAGCTTTAGCCGGGCTTACCTTACCGCTGCTAATAATACTTCTAGCGTCGCGTATTGTTTTAGGTGTTAAACCACTACCTGCTTTATTAAGGTTATCTAACCCGCGTTGCATATTCTTTTTCATAAACGCAGGTGCGGTTAAATCTACGGCCATAGTTTATTCTGTTTCCGGGTTTAATAAATCTTTTTTAGGGTCGTGTTCATCATTACCTAAAGGTGCAAGGGCAGGATCAACCGGCGCTCCTTGTAATCCTAAGTAAAAATTGTCGCCGTTTTCATAAGGCTCTAAATCTAATCTATTTCTAGCCTCGTTAGGTGTCATTAAGCCACTAGATATAGCAACTTGAAATGTACGTACCCTACTAAATAAATCGCCCCTAGCGTATTCTTCGGTGTCTAGTTTAACTACTTGCTTACCCGGTAATAAAGTACTTAAAGCGTCTTCTATTCTTCTTATGTAAGGCAATAAGGTATGTCTAATAAAAGCTAACCCGTTACTTTCAATATTACTGTAAACGTTACTACCGTCTTTAGAATTTATTAAATGAGCCGGTACTCTAAATATACGGGCTACTTCATTTACAATTTGCTCTCTAGCCTGTATTAACTCATCGCCCGCGCCCGCGCTTATAGATTTCCATTTAAGCCCGCCGGTTAAAACCGCAGGCTTACGGTTACGGTTATGGCTACTAGACCAATTTTCCTGCAAAAACTTTGCTTGCTCGCTAGTTAAATCACGGTCGGTTTCTAAAATACTACTAGGTGTTCCGCCTTGCCCATAAAATTGCGCTATATGTCTTTCCATTGCTAAAGCTAAACCGTACATATTACCGTTAGCTCTTAAAGGGCTAACCCCTACTAAGTTACCCGGATAACTAAACCATTTTAAATGAAGTATATTATCGTCGGTTAAAATTCTTTTATTTTTTTGCGTTCCTATAGTGTAGGTTTTAATTCCGTTGTGCATTTCTACGACTACCTTATCACTATGTATAGGCGTCATAGCTATAGGCCTGCCCTGTCTATCTTTATCAATTAATATAAAACTATTACCGTGCATTAATAAACTAGTAATAATTTGGTGTACTACTTCAAAAATAGTCTGGTTTACGTTAGGTTTATCAAATATTTTAGGTTTTTCCGTAAAAACTTTCTTATCGCCGTCGTATCTAATAGTTTTTATAGGTAAGATACTTATACTATCGGCTATAAGAGATATAGCACTTAATACAGGGCTTATACCTAACGCGCTTAGTTCATTTACTTTTTCGCCCGTATAGTTGTAAAGTCCACCGTCCCGGAGGTTTAATAGCTCGGCTAAATTACCTAAAGCTGCGTCCCTATTTTCTCGATTAAATAAACTCATTTACTAATTAAATAACTTCCTACTATAAAAAAACTACCGGCTACTACGTAAGCTAGGCCGATACTAAACGTATATACACCGTAAATTATAAGGGCGGCGCCTATAACTTCCGCTAGCGTTGTCATATTATTTTTATTTATCATAAATTAATTATAGCGACGGGAGGCGCGTCATCAACTATCGGCGCAGTTATTCTATCTAACATAATAACCATAGCTATAGCACCGTCTATTTTTCGTTTACTTCGGCCTTTACTTAAACGCCAACCGCTATCTGTAATTTTTTGTGCAGCCGAAAGCACCTGATCAGTAAACGTTGCCGTAGCTTTATGTAAAACTTTTTTATTTACAATCATCTCGTAAGCATTACCGCAAGCAGGAACCATTCGGGCGTGGCTTTGCGGAAAGTTGACCATAGGCACCCCATTATCTAATAATACTTGCGCGCTACGTTCAAAAAAAGCAGGGTCGTATGCTACTTCTTTCACGTTAAAGGTTTTACATAATTCTAAAATATAAGTTTCTATTTCTTGAATGTCCATTACGTCGTAATCATCCGGGTGCCAAATCTTACTATCTAAAATTACGGTACCGTTTTTAGTTTTTTGCCCGTGTACTATAGCTACGCTATCGTGGTGCAGCGCCATATCTACTCCTAAATAAGTTTCAACGTCCGGGTTTAATTCAAACTCCCCGAAACAATTATCCCACGCGTTAGGCGGTAACCAACTTTCTTCTTCCGTACGCGTCCATTGGTTTAAATGGTATCTTTGAAACTCGTGTAAAGGTAAGCTTTTAAATCTACGGTTAAGATTTTCTAAAGGCCACCAATCGTTTTGGACTGCCGGGTTAACGTCCGACCACAACTTTTTATCCTCAAAATCGTCGCCGTCTTTAGCGCCTATCCATTTAAAATAAAACTCCGGGTCATCATTTTCGCCTGTTTCCTTTTTAAGACCGCGCTGATATAAACGCCCGGCTAAACTATCTAAGTTATAACCTGCCGTAGTAATATTTAAAACTAAACCGTCTTTACGTTTAGCGGTGTTATTAGACAAAACATAATGTACTCTTTCTTGGTTTATGTTTGCCCACTCGTGTATTTCATCTGCTATTAAGCAACTATTACGGCCACCGTCGGCAGTACCTGCTTTAGCAGCTACGCGGTAAGCTCTACCCGGACTATTTTTAAGTTGTATTTCGTTTTCAAAAGTTTCGACCATATCTTTTAATATAGGACTTTCATCACACATTACTTTCATAGTTCCAAAAACTAAGTTAGCTTGCTCATAACTAGCGGCTGCTACTGCTACTAAAGGGCTAGTAACCCCACTACCCAAAAGCTCGTATAGGCCGATAGCGGCTGCTAAAGCAGTTTTTCCGTTTCCTTTCGGAAGTCCAATTAACGCCTCCCTATATCTACGGCTTTTATCTTCATTAACTTCGTATAAATCATAAATGATTGCTTTTTGCCAGTTATCTAATTTAAAAGGCTCGCCAAAGAAGTCGCCCTCACCGTGTACGCAAAACTTTTCAATAAACTTAACTACACGCGCGCCTCTAGTTAAAGGTAAATTATTCTTCTTCATTATCTAAACACCAAAAGCATAATTTAATAATAGTCCCGTGTTGGTAAAAGTAGTCGAAACATTTTTTACATCTAACTAAATCCGCCCCTGCCTTATTACGTAATTGTTTTATTTCTTTTCTACATTTTTTACATAGGTCGTTACTAACGTCATCCCAAAAAGGTTGCAAACATACGTCGCAATCCTTAGCATATACTTCCGCCATTATTCTTCTTCTAGTTGATCAAGAAGTAATCTAGGGTCTACCGTTTCTAATTCATCTTCTTTTAAAAACTCTTGTAATTGTTTAAAGCCTATTTGTGCCTCGCCGAATGCAATACCTAAACGTTGTCGCGCTAACGGTGTTAGGCCTAGCTCTTGCTCTAGTTTTAAAATGCTACTTTCTAATTTAATAGTTAAATCTATTAGCGGGTTTACTTTAGGCTGCCCTTGACTACCTACACTTAATAAACCTTTATTACCCATTTTTAAGACCATACGATTAGCGCGTTCTACCTCATCGTAAAATTGAAATAATCTATAAAAAGCAGGTAAATCTACGGGTTGCGCTGTACTACTTAGCTCGCTATTCCAATAATTTTTCCAATTACGTTTCGTAGTAGCTAACCATTGGTGCTTTACCGTAGGCTTAGGAAATTCGGCGCCGCCGTGTAAAACTTGAATATTATTATCCCTATGGCCTGTTTTTAAGTCATTTTGCTTAGGTATTCTTCCTCTTTTACTCATATTTTATAATTCTACTTCCTTAATATACGTTCCAAAATAATACGTCGTTACTTTTTTTTAATTCCAAACATACTTCTAAAGCTTTTAAATCATAATTAGGCATACTTTGAAAAGGTGCTTTATATTTACTAAGGTAATCAAACCCTTTAGGGTACTTTATTAACCTTAATCTTTCGTGTTCATAAACAAATTCTTTACCTACGACTACGCCTGTAACTTTAGCTTTAGTAGTACCGGCTAATATACCTTTAACTAATGTACCGCTACCAACGGCGCAATAAACTTCGCTAGGCTCTTTACCTAAATCATTAGTAATACTTTGCATAGTACCCGCTATTAAACGTATAGCGTCCGGGTAATTAGCCCCAAAT